GTAGGCACACACACCGTCAACGGAAACAAAGTTGTTGTGAATCTTTATGACCTAAAGAAGAAACTTTGGCTCACTCTTATGAGTGTGAACATTCTTGAAGGCGTTCGCTTCTATGTTAGCTTTGCATGTAGCTGGGCATTTGCTGAATTAAAGAAAATGGAAGGCAATGCAAAAATCATCAAGTTGATCGCTCGTGATGAAAACCTACATCTTGCAAGCACACAAATGTTGCTTAAACTACTTAAATCAGACGATCCTGATTTTGTCAAAATTGCAGCAGAAACAGAAGCAGACTGCATCAAGATGTTTGTAGATGCAGTGGATCAAGAGAAAGCGTGGGCTCAATATCTGTTCAAAGACGGCAGCATGATTGGTCTTAATACTCAACTGTTGTGCGATTATATCGAGTGGATCTGTACTCGCCGTATGCAAAATGTGAATCTCAGCAGTCCATATACTGTTAAGAGCAATCCTCTGCCTTGGACACAAAAATGGATTTCAGGCTCCGAAGTTCAAGTAGCACCACAAGAAACTGAGATTACAAGTTACGTAAGCGGTGGTACAAAACAAGACGTTGACAACGATACATTTAAAGGATTCAGCCTATGATAGAAATTTGGGGGAAGCCTGCATGTCCGTATTGTGAAAAAGCAAAAAGACTCTGTGAAAGCAGAAATCTAAAGTACGTGTACAAGCAGTTGGATGTTGACTTTACAAGAGATGAAATTTTTGAAGAGTTTCCTGAAGCAAAAACATTTCCGCAAATTAAAATTAACGGTACAAGGATAGGCGGTTATGATAAACTTGGCATCTATCTCGAAGAAACAGGATACAACGGAACAGGACACACTCTATGATTATCGAAACACCCTATAAACAAAACGACACCATTACTATTAAAACAGTTGGCGGCGACGAACTAGTTGCTAGATTCGTTGAAGAAAACGATAAAACTGTCACTATTCAAAAACCACTTGCATTGATGGCTACTCCACAGGGCATCGGGCTAGGTCCATTTACTTTCACAGTCAATCCTGACGCAAAAATTAAATTGAACAAGGATGCAGTATTGTTTGTACACAAAACTGATAGCGAAATGGCAAAACAATACATACAAAGCACCAGCGGTTTACAGATGATTTAAGTTGACATCTGTAACTTAGCATCGTATTATAACTTGTAAAAGGCAAAATAGAAAGGCACTTCGATGAATAAAATTATTCTCACCGACGCAGACGGCGTCCTTCTTAACTGGGAATATGCGTTTTGTTGCTGGATGGAGCAACATGGTTACACACAAATTGAAAACGGCAATCACGAATATGATATTGCTAAACGTTTTAGCATTACCAAAGAGTGTGCAAAATCAAAAGTAAAGATTTTTAACGAAAGTGCTGCAATTGGCTTCCTGCCAGCTCTACGTGATGCGATGTATTATGTAAAGCGACTGCACGAAGAACACGGCTATGTGTTTCATTGCATTACCAGTTTGAGTCTAGATGAAAGTGCTTACAAACTTCGTAAGATGAATCTCGAAAAACTGTTTGGTCCTACAGCATTTACCAAACTGGTCTGTCTTGATACTGGAGCAGACAAAGAAGCAGCTCTAGCCAAATATCAAGATACAGGACTTTACTGGATCGAAGATAAAATGGAAAATGCTATTGCTGGATTGAATGCGGGACTACAACCCATTCTAGTTGAGCACGGTTTCAACATGAATGATCCAATTCCGGTAGGAATGTTCAAAGCACTTAATTGGAAAGAAATTTACGAACACATCACAGGTGAATAATTGAGTGACTTGCACGAACAGATTAAACTAACGTTTGCTATCTATGTTAGAGAATCAGAAAAATTTGACCAAGAAGGTGTAAAGGTTAGTGCAGTTCGTGCAAGACAAGCTCTGTTGGATTTAAAAGACCTATTAGTTGAAAGACGTAAAGAAATACAAGAAAAGAAAAAAGACGTTTAATAAATACACTATAGAGGTAAGATAAATGCAAACAGTTGAACAATTAAAAAAATATATATTTTCAGAATATAGTGTAAGTCCTATTAAAGCCCATGGCAACATTCTAGAATATCGTGCGATTATATTTGAAAAAAACACCGCCTCGATAATTCTAGCAAACAAAGAAAAGGGCGAGCTATGGACTATAAGACGAAAAGGCCACAGCATTGACTTTTTTAGACCCGAAGAACTAGAAACTGCTATTGCTCCTGGCGGTAGCCTGTTGTATTATTTTTTACCTGAATCGAGGATGTAATGGATAAAGAAAATAGCCTATACCTGCATAATTTGGCTACAAAGGTTCAATATTATCACAATATTAGAAAAAAAGCAATCAAATATATCAACGATAACAATCTGTTGAAAAACAAAGATTTATGTGTAAGTGTTATGCTGACCAGTGCATTGTGGGCTGCACATAAACGAAAAGAAACTTTGGACGCAGACGATCTAATGATCTTTTTTGGATTAGAAACCATTGACAAAGATTCTGATATCCTAGAACCGTTGGTGTTATCTGAAGAACATCAAAATTTAACATTAAAGCAATTGCAAGACATTACAGTACAATCTTTCAAAGCTTAATGTTAGCGTTATAACTGTATTAATCAGTAAATATGTTATGACATTGTATGAACGCAAAGAAGCCAATAGATACTATTGGATTGTTAAAGGGCATTTGATTCCAGATGCATGGCCTGAAAAAGACATCCTAAGTGTGTATAACAGTTACTTTGAGCGTATCTGGGGCAATCACGAAAACGTTGTACACGAAGATGGCTTCGAGGAAGCATGGAGGAAAAAACATGGTTAGTAGAGATTTTGGAAATCTTTCAGAAGACGATCTAAGACTACTAGAAGAAATAGTAGCCAAAGAGTTTGCAGCAGCTAAATCAGAACATTCAGCTAGCAGTCCTCGTTTACTACGAATATACAATGCGTTGCGAAGCCAAAGAAATCTCTTGACAATGCCCAAATGGTAGTATACATTTATACTACGATGTGAACGAAGCATGAGGGCAACTGTGGCTAAGAAGTTTGCTAAACGTTACTTGAAACCTGCGGATTGGACTTTCAAAGGCAATCTGTTGGTAGGCACTGAATGGAGTGTAGCAGGTACTAAAGCAGGCAGTAGTTACACAGTTGCCCTTACCGAACAAGGGTTCACTTGCGATTGCACAGGATTTACCTTCCATGGCAAGTGCAAGCACAGCGAAACTATTTTACAAGCCTTTGATATCGAACAAAACTATCTGGTCGCATAATCCTACAACAGTGCTATATTAAATTATAACGCAACAGAGGAACACGGACATGATGCAGTTTGAAACCGTCAACAAAGATCACTTCGTCGCTACCAATAGTATCAAATCAGTTCGTATCTCAAAAGTGTACGGCGGACAATGGATGCTGTTTACGCCCGAAGGTCGTCTGCTTGATGACTTTACTTCGGCCGGTCCGTTTGTAGACTTTGAAGCTGCAAAGCGTAACGCCGAAATGAATGTTGGAATGAAAATGAACTGGGAGGATTTTTGATGCTGATTGTATTTGACATCGACGGCACACTGGCTAACATCGAACACCGGCTGGACTACGTTCGTAGCAAGCCAAAGAACTGGAAGGCATTTGATGCTGGTATTCCAAACGATGCTGTGAATCCGCATGTTGCAGAAGTGTTTTTTGCACTGCGTAATGATGGTCATGATATCATCTTTGCTAGCGGTCGTAACGAGCGTAGTCGTGATGCGACTGTTGATTGGCTTGATCGCAAGGGTTTCTGGTGTGCAGATTCGTCAAAACTCTACATGCGTAAGGCAGACGACTTCCGCAGCGATGACATTGTGAAGCTGGAAATCCTGGACGAGATTGTTGCTGACTGGGGACGCAAGCCCGACATGGTTTTCGACGATAGACCCAGGGTGGTTAGAGCTTGGCGTTCGCAAGGTATCTTTGTGTTCAACGTATACCAAGGTGAGGAGGACTTCTGATGGAATTCAAAATTAATGTAAGCCGCGATAATCTTTACATTGCGGCAATCATGTTTATGGTTGGGGCATTCACGCACTCTATGCTGGATTATCTTGGTACGCCAACTGTAGAAGAAATTGCGGCGTGGAAAGCAAAAGAAGAACTCGAAATGGAAACTGAAGCTAAAATGGCTGAGATTTTGCTTCAAGCAAGGTGCACGAACAATGACTAAACCAGTTTGTTATGTGATGGTCGGCCTGCCAGCTTGTGGTAAAAGCACTCTAGTGAACCGAGTAATTCGAGATATGGGCGATCACGGCGATAGGGCGTTTGTTTACAGCACTGACAACTATATTGAACAGTGTGCTAACCAAAATGGCTGGACTTACGATCAGGCGTTTGCTGAGTTTATCGAGCCTGCTACCAAACACATGAACGAACAGCTTGATATTGCCGTTCGCAATCGGCAAGATGTCGTTTGGGATCAGACAAATTTATCAATCAAGAAGCGAGCCAAGATCATCAATCGTATGCGTAACGCTGGCTATCGTGTTGAGTGCGAGTGCATCCTGCTGCCTGCGGGTGACAGCCAGTGGGAAGATTGGCAGTGGCGTATGCGTAGTCGTCCAGGCAAAACTATTCCTGCTCATGTTGTTGAATCAATGATGGATAGTTTTGTTCGTCCTACTGTAGAAGAAGGCTTTGATGCTGTCCGCTGCTACGACATGTATGGCAACAGTATCAGTGGTTGACAACAGTCTACTCTTGTGCTATTGTATAAGAGTAGAAACACTATACAGGACACTGAATATGGTTATTTCTAAAAAACGACTGAACACACAGATGATTAACTGGCTTAAGAATCTCTTTAAAGTAAAAACGTGTAAGCACGATGGGTGTGGTTATCTGCAGCCTAACGTGCATGATCACAAATGTGCAATCTGTCGGCTTCCGATGGGTGAATAAATTATAGGATCGTTGCTGGCCTCGCCGAAGAAGAATACCGTAAAGTTAAAGAACCCGCTCCGTTCTGATAGTATAAGGCTAAAATCATGAACTACCGTTTTCCTGAGATCCGTCACATCAGTGATGTGCTGCCGCACGTAGAAGGCCGTGACGAATTTGTCGTAGCCGAACGTGAAGGCTACACTGTGATCAACTATGTTGTGGCTATGGCCGATACCTTTGACATGACCGGCCCAGACGACTTGGGCGGTGCGATTCGTCGTGAATGCCGCGGTCTTATCTTTGACCGTGCGGGCAACTTAATGAGCCGTCCGTTCCACAAGTTCTTCAACGTGAACGAGCGTGAAGAGACTCAGACTCATGCTGTTGACATGTCACAGCCGCACGTGATCATGGAAAAGATGGATGGTAGTATGATCCGTCCTATCCTTGTTGATGGGCACCTGCGACTGGCTACCAAGATGGGTGTGACGTCAGTTGCTATGGATGCCGAGGCGTGGCTTGCTGCTCAGGACCGCAGATTGAAGGAATGGCTTCGCACTATGGTCGATCTTGGATTAACTCCGCTGTTTGAGTGGGTAAGCCCGTTTAACCAGATTGTGCTGGCTTATGAGGCAGCAGATCTAGTGTATCTTGGTACTCGTGACAACTTGACTGGCGAATATGCAATGGATATCTCTTGTCCGTTCAACACTGTTACGCAGTATGGTAGTGTAGCAGGCAATCTTGTTGACTACATTGCTCGTCAGCGTGGTGCAGAAGGTCGTGAAGGCGACATCATCCGCTTTGCAGATGGTCACATGCTGAAGGTGAAGAACGACTGGTATGTGCGTATCCACAAGACTGTGGATCGTATTGTGTTTGATCGTAACATTGTGAACTTGATCCTCAACGAAGAAGTCGACGATGTGGTTCCGATGTTACCTGTTATTCAGGCTAACCGTGTTCGTAACTTTGAAATTCGCTTTGCGGAACGTCTGCACGCCACTGTGGAAAAGTATGATCGTTACTGGAACACTGTGGTTGCGTCAGGGCTTGATCGCAAGCGTTATGCACAGGAGTGGATGCCTACGATCAAGAACAACGATCCGTTTGCGGCTGCGTATGTGTTTGGTCGTTTTGGTGATCGTGACGGTCGTGCTATGATATTGGATCACATTGAAAAGTCAATCACTACCAACGTTCGATGGGACGAATGTGCAGCTTGGATGGGCATGTAAACACTTGAAAACGCAGGAAACTAAATTCTTGCGTTTTCTCTTAACTGTGTTATATTATTAGTATAAACCGATACACGGAGATATACAATGGGTATTGTTGATTCACTGAAATGGCTGTGGGATCCTCGCAGCGAAGAACAAAAACGCTACGACGAAGATCCTCTACAACGTCATACTCAAACTCTGCACATCTATATCAAAGATGTGCCAGACCCGTTTGTTCGTGTGTTGGATTATGAAGATACCAGATTCGGAAGTCTTGGTGTGTTTAGGGTTGACCTTGGCCGGAATGTTCAAGAATGGCTCAGCAATCGCGGCAGTAAAGGCGTAACAATCGACCAAGTTTGGTACGCACCTGATCAGATTGTGCGTATTGAAATTGGCGAACACACTGTGGAGTTGATCTAATGGAAGCACTGGCAATCCTTTTTGCAGGCTATGTAATTGCAGATGCTATCTTGTTTGTGAACGGGTACAAGAGTTGGAACTTTTTTGCAAAAACTGAACAGGAAAAGTCTGTTCGTCGTACATGGTTTAAAGATCGCGGTCTTGAATGGGATGAAAAACAATGAAGCGTAAGTTTAGTCAACAGTTGATTTGGAAGGCACAGGAGTTTGCTCGTGCTGCTAAAGAGGAACTAGGCGAAGAACTAGGTGACGAGCGTGTATGTGCTATGTTTGACGCTTTTGATCCTGGTCTGCAACGACAGATGTTTATGGAACTGCTGATGGGCCATTCAGGTGGCACTATGCGTGTTCGTGCTGTGTGGCCGGATGGGAAGCAAAAGATCAATGCTATCAAAGCTGTTCGTACGGTGACACACTTTGGACTTCGAGAAGCGAAGGATGTAATCGATACTGCTGAAATTGGTGTTGCTGTTATTGATGGCAACTGGAGCACTGAAGATTATAACCAACTCAAACGAGAGTTGATCAACACAGGATACGAACTACTATGACTTATTGGGCTACACTTTGGTATGCTGGTGCAGTTGTTCTACAACTGGGCAGCGAAGGACAAAACCTCAATGATTGCGAAATGCTCACAACTATGATGCTCACTGACATCAAGCAGAGTTATGCGGATCCTGTGTTGAAAGCACAGTTGGATTTGAGCATGTTTCCCACTGACGAGTTTGATGCAACCTGTGAAACTGAACAACTGGCAACAGACGAGAAATACGCACAATGACATTTGAAGAATGGTTTGAAGCGAATCGAGACGAACTTGCTACACTGTTGCGAAACGACGATGTAGAAGTTCTTTACAAAGCCTGGCTTGCTGGATACCAAGCAGGTTTAAATGAAATGGGCAAGTTTGCAAAAGAACTATGGAGTTTGAAATGACCTGGACACTGTTTTTAGATGACATTCGTTTCCCTGCTGATGTGCGTTACAACTACGGACCTTACAAAAACGTAGTGATCTGCCGCAGCATGGATGATGCTGTTTGGTGTGTGGAAAAGTATGGCTTGCCCACTATGATCAGTTTTGACCATGACTTGGCAGACGAACATTACGGAAAAGACACCGGTGAGAAGACTGGCTATACGTTTGCCAAATGGTTCTGTGAACATGTGATGGATAACAAACTGCGTTTGCCTGTGGGATTCGGATATTATGTTCACAGTATGAATCCCGTGGGAGCGGAAAACATTCGAATGTATATGGAAAACTTTTTGAAAGCATATGACCATGACTGACTGGGAAACACTGTTGAAGCCTTGTGCTTGTGAACCACGATACACCATCGAACTGCATGGTGACGGGTATGCTCTCTACTATGGTCGTTGCGTTCACCGGCATGGTTGGAACTTGGCTTACTTGAAAGAACCTTCTGCCAATTGTGACCTTGCTCACATTGAATACTTGATCAATCTTGGTGCAGAACAATACAAAAAAACGTTCAATGACCGAGACTACAATGAACGATTTAGAACGGTCAGAGAGTCTAATTTAATTGGAGATAACAATGATTGAATGTTTGATTTTGGGTGATAGTATTGCAGTTGGCATCGGCCAGATGCGGCCAGAATGTGTTGTGCAGGCTAAATCTGGTATCAATTCTGAGGATTATGCCAACGGCTTGTATAGACATTTTGTGTTGACAGAATCCAAAAAGACCATTATCAGTCTAGGTTCCAATGATGGCTACGTAGAGTCCTATGAGCCTATGCTGGCCTTGCGTGAACTTATCTCAGGTGACGTAGTTTGGATTCTCAGTGCAAACAACGAAGAATCTAGATATGCTGCACTTGTTATTGCTAAACAGTTTGGCGACGGTGTTGTGGATACTAGAGCCTATCCACTGAGCAAGGACGGTGTGCATCCTACTGGAACCGGATACAAAATGATTGCAGAAAGTTTGTAAATGAATTACGCAGAAAATCCTATCACTGATTTGGCAGATTGTATTGCTCACGCTCAATATATCGGCTTCTCAGATATTGAGTATGAAACCCGTGATTGGGAAGAATATCGTAAGACTCAAAAAGACATTCGTATTCCTGCTCGTCGTCGTCCTACTACTCGTGACTTTGGTGTGTATGCTATGTTTCCGCAGACTTGGGGCAGCACGGCACTGGGACACGGTGGTATGGGTGGAGCGGCCGTAACTACTGCTTATACTGTTGTGCTGGAATGTTATTATACACAGGAGTTTTTGGTTTACTTTGGCGGGCAATGGTGTTATACTGTTAGCAGACGCAGTGCTAATATTCAAGCATTTGTACAAGACTGTAAGAACCATTGCCTCGCAAGCAAGAGAGAAAGTTCTAAATATGCGTGACATTGTTTTTAACCTAACCTTTAGCACCATGCTACTGGCTATTGCAGTGCTGCTTTGGGCAGTGTTTGAACTGCGACATCAGCGTGACTTTTGGCGAGAACACTATTGTTATGAAGTGCTAAAAACCACACCTGAACATGTATGTGCGGAGAACTTCAATGAGCCACGATAGAGGTTGCCCGTGTGGGCGTGAACGAGATGAATATGACACTTGCCCTAACGAAGATTGTTATAAAAGGACCACTACTATGACTATGAAAACTGAACCCAAACGCTATGTGTGGATCCGTGCCAACGGTGATGCTACCATTATTGACACCGACATTGTTGAACTGTGGCAAGGACCAAACTTTGACCGAGAAAAAGATCGTATATATGAACTTGGAGCGGAGGTAGAAATTAAAGTGACTGTTAATGTGAAAAACAAAACTGTTTATCGCGACAACGCATCGGGCTATCGCACACCATTTGAAAATAGGGACTAAGCCGTGGGCATTAATATTCATTGTTACAGTTACTGGGGTGTTCGCACTGAGTGGGATGAAGCAGTTTCTGATCGCTGGAACGAACTTGATTACGAGCACAACATCGATCCAAAGGACGACGTCGAAATTCTCATGGACGGTATGAGCTGTGAGTATATGGTGTTTGGTGTTCAACTGTATGATTCGGGTGATGCTCGTTGGGGTGAGATGACGAACTCAAACGAAGTTGAAATCAACGATGCCGTCCTTGAACAGATGCGAGCAGAGTATATGGCAAAGTTTAAAACACTGTATCCTAATCAGTACGAGTGGCTGGCTGCTAAACCGTGGCGGCTGGTAAATCTTGTGCATTACTCATGAGTCTGTTCATTGAATACTACGAAGTAAAAACTCGCGAAGGTTATGAATATTACTTCATGCCCATGGACGCAGATGCCAAGCACAAGGAAAACCTAGACGGTCGCAGTCATAGGATTTGGAAGTTTAATACACGATCAAATCGCATCATGGAAATCAAAAACATTCGCAAAGATAAGCCACAGGTTAATCGTGCAGAGTTTTTGAAGATACAATTGATGGCCGAACCCGTGCCTTGGGACGAAAACTATCTTTTCTTACAGAGGGTAAAAGAATATCGTGAGCAAGCCAATTGAAATAAGTTTTAAAAATTGGGGACGTCTTATCGATCAATTGAAGAAAGACTATCCTGTTAGTGTTTTGTTAATCCGAGACAAAACCAAAGACAAATTAGGTTTTGTTCCGCGTGAATACAAAGATTGGGACAACGTAAACTACAAGTACAACAAGAACTGTATAATGTTAGACTTCTATTCGGAAAAGAAACGCACCTTTTTTATCGTAAAATATTCGGAGTACCTCAATGAGCAAAAGTAAAGTTTACATTTGCATGTGGGACGAAAATGGCTTTGAAGTTATCAAAGACTGTACCAGTTGGGAGCGTGAAACTTTCCTCAATACCATTGCTGGTAAGGAACTAACTCCGGCTCCTGTGAATCTACAGGCAATGACCATGCGAGCTCGTTTCAATCCACAGCGAGCCTATGAGATTTGGACGTTTAATACCACAGAAGAACTAGACGAAGATGCATTGTGGGAGATTGCATATGAAAATCCACAGGCATTAGTTGATATGATTCGGGCTCGTGGTAAACAACTATACGGCAACGCAAAACTTAGAGAACCGAGAATAGTATAAGCAAGATTCCGCTTACTGTAGTTAAAACCCGTTGACCTTACTGTATAACCTGCTATAAGTAAACTATAACGACAAAAAGGAGAAACCAATGAAGATGTCAATAGTCCTCGGCGGTGTCGCTTCTTCAGCCGTGATTCTTGCAATGGCATTTATCTATTTTACGGCAGAGCGAGCAGAAGCAGCCGTTGATCCTAAAGAAATTGTATATGTTGATCGTGTAGTGGAACGAGTGATTCATGTGCCCATTCCACAGCGTCCAGGACATGACCCGGAAGCGATCTTTGCCGATGCGAGTGCAAAAGATCGCTATTGCCTAGCACAGAACATCTACTTTGAAAGCAGAGGCGAAAGCACTGTGGGACAAGAGTTTGTAGGTTGGGTAACACTGAACAGAGTGATGAACTCAGACTTCCCCGGTGAAATCTGTAAGGTAGTCTGGCAGAAAGATCAGTTCAGTTGGACACACGATGGCAAAAGCGACACCCCCAAGGACAAAGATGCTTGGGCAACGGCACAGACCATTGCCCTTGAAGTAATCACAGCCTACGGCGTAGATAGAGACCCTACTGAAGGTGCAACCTACTTCCATGCTACCTCAGTCAAGCCCAGTTGGGCCAAGAGCTTTGAGCGTGTGGTTCGAATCGACAATCATATCTTCTATGTAGATCGAGGTTGACACAGGTGTTGCCTTATGTTAACAATGCATAAGGCAACACTATTACAAACAGAGCGATACCGACAGATGATACGTTACACTGACATCAACACTGGCAACAATCTGCTAGACGAAGCACTAGAAAATTATCTCATGCACGGGTTCATGCCTGGTGGATTTTTAACCAGTGTTCTTGCTAATGATTTATACCTTGCTGTAGGTCGTGCTGACCATTGGAACCGAGATCGCCTGCCTGAGATTGTTAACGAGGTTTTATTTAAAATGCCCAGTGGTTCTTATGGCAGTTATGCGGCTGTAAACGATTGGTGCAAAGACCGAGACGGTCGCCGCAGCGAGTATTCTCTACAAAAAGAAAAAGAATATACCTGGCGTGCGTTGAAAGGCGAAGTACGTGAAAAACAACTCCAAGACCCTCCGTTTTGAAGCAAGTATTCCTCAAACAGCTAAACAGCGTGATCGCAAACGTTGTTATGCTGTTTGGAGTACAATAGGTAGTTTTCATGCTGGCGGGAAAGTTGTTTGGTTAACTGATAAACAAAAAACTTTTTATCTTGTAAAGTATCCTAATAAATTTTTTGAAGAAGTGTTGGAACGAGATAGATTGGAAGAATACAAAAAATATCTTGACCAAACTGTAGATTAGTGCTATAACTGTAGAGTAGAAACAAACACAGAGGACACAATGGAAATCCTAGTTTACTATGTCTTGCCTAACATTGCATTGTTTGGCAGCATCTATCTTGTTGCTAAATTGTTCGAAAGATCCAGTTGGTATGTTATTTCTAACTACAACCGTCTTGTCGACAAACTCGTTAAACAATAAGGAATCAAAACAATGGCTTTTTACACTATGATTGGTCTAATCGTTGTTGCAGCTATTTTAGGTGCAGGCGTGTATTGGACAATGTCGAACATTACGTTCAAGCGTCAACCTGTACGATACACATACAAGGCTGACGAAGCTGGCAACGAATACGTACACGATAACTCAAAGGATGAACAAAATGTTCCAAAGGCCTGAACGTTACGACTATAACTCACGTGACGAATACGAAACTGCTCTTAAACAATATCAAATCAATCTAAGGAAAATGAAAATGAATGCTATCGTTGGTGGTACTTTTGCTACTCTTATTGGTCTTACTGCTCTCACCGTTATCGGTGGATCTTGGTACACTGTCGGTGAAGGTTACCGTGGTGTGACTCTTCGTAATGGTGCCGTTGTTGGCACTGCTGAACCTGGTCTTGGATTCAAGATGCCCATTATCGACAGTGTAGTTGATATTAGCGTCCAGTCGCAAGCTCAACTGTATGAGAACATCCTTGCTTATTCGCGAGATCAACAAACTGCTGGTTTGAGCCTGTCAGTTAACTATCGCTTGCCTGCTGATCAAGTTGAGACGATCTACCGTGAATACGGCGGTGAAGCTGGTGTGATTTCTCGACTGCTTGATCGTCAAGTGCTTGAAGAAGTAAAGAACATTTTCGGTAAGTTTAATGCATCTACTGCTATTCAAGAGCGTGAACGTCTTGCTGCTGAAGTGCAGATGGCCATCCAGAAAGCTGTGATTGGTCCTATCATCGTTGAGAGTGTGCAGATCGAAAACATTGACTTCTCCGATGCTTATGAACAATCAATCGAAGCTCGTATGCTTGCAGAAGTTGAAGTTCAAAAGGTTCGTCAGAACGCAGAACGTGAAAAGGTCACTGCCGAAATTACTGTGATCCAAGCACAAGCAGAAGCTGATGCACAACTTGCTCGAGCAACTGCTGAAGCAGAAGCTACTCGTATCCGAGGCGAAGCAGAAGCAAGTGCTATTAAAGCTAAAGCAGAAGCTCTAAAAGATAACGCTGGTTTGATTGCACTGACTCAAGCGGAAAAGTGGAATGGTGCATTGCCCACTACTATGATTCCAGATGCTACTGTTCCGTTTATGAACATGGGTCAATAACACTGTTTTAAATTAAATTAAAATAGAGTGGGTAAAACCACTCTATTTTCTTGACTACACTAAACAGATATGCTATAAATAAGTTGTGACGTTGAAGTTCACTGAACACGGATTGGACTCGGGGGCGGTACCCGACGGCTCCACCAAAAGGGAATTATGATGAAATATCTTGTTGCTCTATTTTGGGTTTTATTTAATAGACCTTTTAAATACTACTGTGGTGATCTGGCATACCTAGTAGCACAAACATCACTTCGTGCTAACTATTGGTCAATAGATAATCCTCCAAAAGGCAAACTACGTGGTGATAAGACTTTTCTTGGCAGAAGATATTATTATCTGACTAAATAATTTCTTTTTGCTGGGGCCGAAATAGGATCGACAGACGAACTAGGCAGGATGGAGTCACCCGGCGAAAGCTCGGTTAACGCAATAAAATTATAGTCGCAAACAGCAACTATGCTCCTAAGGAGCTCATGGTAGCCTAAGGGTTACAGGGGTTGGCAACTTACCTGGCAACAGAAAAGTTGCACTTACAGACGGTAAAAAGGTGTAACATAGTTATGCCGGCTGAGAATCTGCTCGTCTTACAAACAAGAACGAGTTAAGGGTACTAATAGTGGAAATACAAAACGCACCACTCTGAAACTGTAAGAACTCAAGGATTAAAATGAACTGGATAGAAATTGATCGAATACTCTACGGCATTATAGCACGTCATGATGCCGTAGAGGATATGCTCAGTGAAGCACGTAAACAGTTCAAATGGACACAGGATCAAGCCGAAGCAGCAGTACTGCCGTTGCTCAAACGCAACACTTTTAATAACATTGTTGCTGAAAAACCTGTAAACACATCAAAACGTTTGACTAAACGCAAATAGAACGTATAATTAATATAGTGAAAGGGCAAGTTGAAGCTTGCCCTTTACTATTTGACACATGTAAGAAAAGGAAATAAAACATGCGTAATGTATTTATGGCAACTGTAGCTGCTCTATTTGTAGCAGGTGCAGCAACAGCACAAACTGTATCAGGTGAAGTTACCCTCGACGCAGCAGAAAACGTAGCAGGCAATTGGATTGTAACTCCTGGTTTTGAACTAGGTGTAAATGCAGGTGACATTGCAACCATTGACTTGGACTTTAGTGCAGTAGATGGTGGTGCAGTGACTCTTGATAACTGGACTGTTGGTACAACTGTAGGTTCAGTTGATATTGCTATTGGTGATGACAACGGCCTATTCCCAGGTGCAGAAGGTGAACACACTCTAGCAGATCCAGCTATGGCAGAATCAGTAAAGCTATCATACGGTAGTGCAGCAGTTGCAGTTGGCTTCACTAACTGGAGCAACGATATTTCTGATATCAGCAACGTACAAGGTGCATACACATTTACAGTATCAAACCTTGATGCAACTCTAGTAGCAGACTACAACTTCAACACAGAAAACACTGTACTAGGTGCAGGTCTTGCTGGTCTAGAAGTTGGTAAGGTAGCACTAAGTGGTGCTGTAACTTATGATGTAGATTTAGAAACTCTTGGTTACGAAACTGTAGCAAGTGCATATGGCGTAACAGCATATGTAAACGGCGACAACAACGATGCATTCCAAAACATTGGCGGTGAGTATGTTTATGCTCTAGGTGGTGCAGATCTAAGTGCAGGTGCTAACTACGATATCAACACCAAAGACTTTGCTCCAACTGCAAGCATCAGCTTCGCATTCTAATATATTGGAAATACAACAACAAAAGGCTCCTTCGGGGGCCTTTTATTTTATGCGTAGATAATAAATACAATAGAGGGCATTGCAACAAAGGAGAAAGCAAATGGGTAAAAAAGGCGGAAAGAGTTCAGGTTTTATTAGCCAAGGAATTCACAGCAATGTCAGTCGTAGTGTTAAACACAGTATGAGAAAAGACTATATGGCAACTGGACAGCGTATTGTAAATCAACGTGCAGCATGGGCCAAAGGTAAGAATGTGGTCCTTACAATAGAAAATCCAAACAAGAACGAAACCAATAAAAAATACATTCGCGTAAATGCAAGAGACCTATGGGGATCTCCTAAGCGTAATGTTATCGCGTAACCTGTAAAGAGAGAAAAGATGAAAGCACTGTATCTATTAGCACTATTTCCATTTGCAGCATTTGCAAACCCTATCAACGACAACTGCCCGCAGCATACCATTCATGGTGCACCTGTGAGTTCAATCACAGAAAACACACAGTACGTGTGCCACAGCAATTATGCCATTCATTATCGATATGATACCAAAACAGCAGAATATGTTGTAGAACATCTCAATGACTTGGATATCAATGGGCCAGCAAAGCGTAAAGATGACTTTAGACCTGACGATTTAATTCCGGATGACAAAGAAGCTACACTTGAAGATTACAGTGGTGAACCTTATGATCGTGGACATCTAGCCCCAGCAGCAAACAACAGAGCTAGCCAAGAACAAATGAGCGAAAGTTTCTTCTTGAGCAACATGATTCCACAAACGCCAAACAACAATAGAGGTATTTGGCGTATACTGGAATTGGGTGTAAGAAACACTGCACTAACCAATGATATCTATGTTGTAAGTGGTACAATATATCAAGAAGGATATTTGACTATAGGACCGGGTGCTGTTGGTGTCCCTCAGTATATTTGGAAAGTTGTTTACAATGCAACCAACAACACAGCAATTGGTTTTGTATTCCCTAACCAAGCAATTCCTGTAAAGGATCTGCCCATGTATGCAGTGTCAGTTGACAAGGTAGAAGAAATAACAGGTATCGATCTATTTCCAAAACTAGATGAATCTGTAGAAGCATTGAGTGTTGCTGCTGATTGGCCTGAGATAATGAAATAAGATGAAATTAGAAGAATGGATAACAGTGCCCGGTGATAGAGCTTTGAGATCAGCATTGAGCAGAGCAGATTCCGTTGACAATCCTAGTGTTTTAGATTATCAAAAAAATAAATTAGACACAGCTCTAAGCTATGTAAAAGAATTTAACACTGCTATTGATGCTGGAGCAAATTACGGTATTATGAGTTACAATTTGCACCAGTATTTCTCTCAA